TTGCATGAACTGATAGAAGACATCGTGATCATAGAGCAGCTTAGCTTTAGTAGTAATGAAACCCCATTCTACCAGCTTGCTTCTACGTTTCATTTCTTTAGCATCATTATCATCTATTGGTGTTGACGACACAAATGCATCTTTGTTTTCTATAAGAGTATCATACACACGCTGGTTGATCCTCCATCCAGTGCGTTGTAGTTTGTTTACTGAAGTAACCCAAGGGGTTCCAATCATAGGTTCAAACCTTGCGTTGTCCTCTTCTGTCCACTCTTTGATTACAGGTTCACCGTCCTGTTGTATGATCTTTGATATTCTATCTGGTCTTTCTAACACAGTATGTGTCAAAGATATCCTCATCATTGCCTCTGGTATATCGGCAAGGTCTATCCATTTAGCTGTAGCTGATACAATATAGCTAGTGTCCCTTGTCTTCGGGTAGTATATGTCTATGTATCCACAGTTATAGAACGCTTCTATAAAGAGATCACCCAACCTCACATGCATGTTCCAGGGTAACCCAGGGGGTTCCCTTTTGATTACACGTGCTATACGTTGACCTATTGCTGTAGATACAGCTGTCAACTGTGCAGTCCCTGCAGGACTATCTGAGGTATCGTAGGTGAATCTCATTTGTATTGTTTGGAAAGCCACGTTTATTAGTCGTGGCATCTCCTCTTTATATTCTTTATACAATCTCAGAAGTACACCACCTGAGTTTGCCTTAGGGTTATTTGGATTAACCCTTGAGACCTTATCAATTAGGTACTCTGAGATGTTATCGAATGGATTCATACAATCCTCTTTCTGTTATTATATTGTAAAGTAATCGTCAAATCCACCAGATGCTATTAGCCTAGTGGTTTTGTTGTCGTATGTAGCGGATCCTGCAGGTCCAGTAAGCCCTGTGAATCTGGACTTGAGTACCTTAAACTTAATTGTGTTTCGTTCTGACTCTGACTCTGCAACGAGGTTCCTTGAAAAGGCGATGATGTCGAACGAGATCTGCTTGATCGAACCACTGCCTTTGATATCATCGATAGATGCGATGTTCCCTTCCTCAAAACTCTTACCTCCTTGTGCTTTACGTAGGTGACTGATAAGACCCAGCCATACATTGTGTTTCTTAACAACCTTAAGCAGGTCAGACATTACCTTGTCTATCGCTTCGTTACCAGATAACCCTTCAGAGCCTTCCGATACCGCGATAGTAATGTGGTCAAGAACGAGGTACTTGCAACCCATAAGGGCCATGTATTCAATCTTGTCGATAAGAGATGCGTCCCCAACGGAGCCTTGGTGATCCAAGAGAACCAGTCGCTCGTCACCAAACACAGCTTCGTATCCTGATCGCAATTCACTTTCACTAGTTGGTGGAGGATCCATGATGTTGCGTTTAAGTTGCATTGAGATAAACTTTTCGGCTGTATCTCCAACACTTTCTTCCAAACTAATGAGTCCAACCTTATCACTTGTCTTAGCAAGCAGGTCAAGAATAATCTCTTTAATGACAGTAGACTTACCACTACCAGTGCCAGAGGTAAACAAAGTAATCTCACCATATCTTATCCCCTTGAGTTTTTCATTGAGTCCTTGAAGACAATCAGGGTAAGGAACCGACTCAACATTCTGGCGTTCCTTGAGCTTTTCCCAGACTGCTTCGCCCATGATAATTCCTGCAGGGGACCACGTTTTAGCGCCCCATATACTCTCCACGACAGCATCGGGTCCATGCTTGAGGAAGAGTTCTGATGGATCTTTGCACCCTTTAAGTGACGCAACCTTACATCTCCCCGTACCCACGATACGTGCCGCTTTCTCCACAGCTTGCGATCCAGCTTCGTCTGAGTCGAACATGAGTATGACAGACTCATACTTAGATACCCACTCCCGCTGCGCCAGAAGTGTATTGATTCCTGAAGCACTGGGAAGCGATACAACAGGGTAGACCCTTCCATACTTTTGTTTATATGCCTGAGCAACAGCGAGTGCATCCAACTCCCCTTCGGTGATGACGAGCATCTTGCTACCCACCGACTGTTCCTGACCGAATAGTTCCACATCTTTAAAATCTCCATGAACACTAAATGTTTTAGGTAGTTTTCGTTCTTTGTATGCTACGATCTTACCGTTCTTTGTGTATGGGTAGAAGTGGGATTGAGGTAGTCCTTCTGGGGTTACACTCATTTTTACATTAAAGTAATCTACTACTTCTTTAGAGATACCACGAGAAGAAATACCATAGCTACGATAAGAATCGATATCGGAGAATCTAGTAAGCTCATTAAAGGTGGCGGGTTCATAACTATCCATTTCTGTTTCTACTTTCTTTGATTTGCCACAGCTGAAGCAGTGTCCTACTCCATCACTGTACGTTGTAAATGCATCGGAGCTACCACATCCAGGGAATGGGCAGGGTCCTCTAGTATATCTTTTATCATCCATCTAGTTCCATCTTTCTTCTTTAGCTTGACGATTTAGTTTCCTCTTGTAACTCGCTTCTCGTTTCTTGTTGAGTCTCTTCTGCTTGATTATCTTCATACTCTCGTACTCTGATGTCAAGGAACTCTCCTCCTCGTTTAACGATTCGCTTTTCAAGTTCGATGTTGTAAACTTTATTGTCATTGAAATCCTCATACACTCCTTGATATGTATCTAGTATTGGTTTAATTACGTTATCCAGATCTGCTCCTCTATTAGATAGACCTGCTGTAATGTTAAAGGTAACTTGACCAGCCCCGAAAGGCCAGTCAGTTCCTATAAGCTCATCACGAATCTGGTTCTGATACTCCAGATAATCCGCTGACTTGAACGTTGTCTTCCCCCTTCGGTTCCACATCTTGTTCGCACTCAGGGGTTTGATTGAGAAGTAATGACTCATTTGGTTCATCCTTACTCACCTCCTTTAGTTCATCCCATGTAGTCAGCATAGTAAGTAGTTTACGACTAAGCCAAGGGTCACCTGCATTGTTTTCTTTCCAGGCTTTCTCAACAGCTGCCCATCGTTGACCCATAGGTATACCGTCTAATAGTTTAGAGGCAGTCTTTGGACCTATACCGTGTATCCCTGGTATGTTATCACTGTTGTCACCAGTCAAGCATTGTAACATTAAGTTTAGATCTGCTTGATCATCGTTAACAAACTCATGGGTTTTCTTAGTATAGTTGTAGTGATGACCTGGGATTTGTTTAAGGTCTTTATCAATACCACAGATAACAAAGTCTAGTTCTAATTCACGAGCTTCGTAAGCCCATATACATACTAGATCATCTGCTTCCATACCATCTGCTTCTATTCCACCCCACTTTTCTTTCATATAGTTATGACCGTAGTTAAGGGACTCTTTTATTTCCTCTTTTAAGGACGGTCTGGTGCCCTTGTAGGGGGCATAGAGGTCTTTCCGGTAGTTCCCCCTGCCTTTGAGGGCTACACGGCACTCCTGAGGCCCTGAGAAGGCGTATGCGATACATTGATTTACAGTAGTATCGATTACTTTTCTGATCTCTGTTTTATCAGAGTTGCTGTAAGCAGCCCTGAAGTAGATAGAGTCAGCGTCAATTAAGGCTAATGCCATTACGTTTTCCTTTTATCTATAGACAACATCGATACCCCATTCCTTTACTTTATTTTCTAAAGGGTAGGGGTCCCAGATGTCTCTTTCATATTGCACTGCTGCGAGAAGATGGAGAATGATGTATCCTTTTGAAGTATAGTAGTAACGCAATACATCAAACCATTCTCTCGGTTCAACACCGTCTGGTTTTGGGTGGAAGGATACGATGTACCCTGGGTATTCAATTGATTGTTCATAGGGTACTTCCTTTATATTAGTGGACATCTGCGTAGCTAGTTCCGATAACATAGTCACCACCTTCCATACAGGTAACACCAAACATTTCTGGACCTTTCTTGAAAGATTCCTGAAGTATCTCACCGACACGATCTGCATCATCAGGATGTGACACATAAGCAATCTCATCGTGATAGAACAAGCGTGGCTCTGCACGTAGCTCTTCTTCGTCAATCTTATTCATAGCATAAGACAATGCAGACTTACAGGTAATACCTTCAGCAGTTTGCAGCAAGTAGTTAAGTGCTTGGTATTCACCAGACACAAACACAGGTCTACCATCAAGGCCAGGGAACCAACCCTCACCTGTTGCATATTGTGTGCTGCGCCATACTTCACCTAGTTTATCTTTAAGTTCTTTCAACCCTTTGATTCCTTTGGCAAAGTCTTCACGTGACTTTTTACCAGCATTAGCATTAGACTTACCAGTTAGGATAGAACCTAGCTTAGCATCACCAGCACCAAACAAATAAGCATAGAGATAGTTCTTTGCTACAGGTCTGGAACAGCCAAGTGCGTCTGCATTACGTTGGTGTTGATCACCATAGATTACCTCATTAGTAAACTCATCGTTGTTTACATAGTGACACAGACCACGTAGCTGGTTGCCAGAACTGTCTGCACCTACAACTTTCCAGTCTTCATCAGGTATGAATAGCTCACGTAACTCTTTACCCCAGGGTGCATTGACTCCTGGAAGATTCACGATTACTTCATGTCTGCAACGGAATGTTTGAGTACCAATAGTCCACATGTTGCCATGTATACGTCCAGCTTCTAGGGTCTCAAGCCAGCCTTTAATTACAGAGCTACGGTTACGTAGAGTGTAATACTCACTGATCATTTTACCCATATCACCTAGTTTCTCTAGGGATGTATCAGTAATCTTTGGTCCTACGGTTACCCATTCACGACCAATCTTCTTTCGGTTGTACTCATCTGGCTTCCAACCTACAGTTAGTAACCAGTCCTTTACAAGTTCCATAGATCCTAGTGTGATCTGTTCTACTGTGAACCGTTGGAACTCTTTGTTTACTGGATGCACATGTGTGTCTTCTGACTTTACTTCTTTCTCATAGAAATCTGAAAGCAAACGTGCAGTTACAGCAGTGTAGTCACCATTCTTTTTGTATTTAGGTGTTTTAGGTGTTTTATCAATGTATACTTTATGCGTACCCAACTGAGGATGTATTACTTTTTCTATCTCATCCATCCTAGTTTGCATAAGTTTAAGGTTCTTTACTGCCTTGACTCTATCAAACTTCCAACCACGGGTCTTTACACGGGCATTGAACTTTGCAGTATCATGCTCAATTAGTAAACCTTCCTTGATTGTTGGACGTTTAGCAGCAATTCGTTTGTATTCTTCCATCAAGTGATTAAACACATCTACGTTTAGCATTACATCTTGTACACAATAACGTAGCATTTCTCTAGAGTACCCATCCCACTCATCAAATTCAATCTTTGAGTTGTTGAGGTGTTCACCCCAGCCTTTTAGACCATGCTTGTGAGGTCTTTTGTATTGTAATACTTGAGACATAACCCAAGTGTCATATACTTTCTTATTATTTAGTTTCAAACCATATAGTTTTTCCATAACTAAATTATCAAATCCGATAATGTTATGACCAATCAACACTTCTGCGTTGTTTAATACTGCACACCCGTCATCCATTCCTGGAAGAGAGTCATCGTAATCACTAAACTTGTATGTTGTTCCACTGTCTAGGTTGTATGCTACAAGACACCAGACTTTAGTTGCATCAAAACCATCTGTTTCAATATCATACACTAATTTCATAAGCTTTTCTTTCTAGGTAGTGTTTTTCTTTTACTGACCTGATTGTGTGACAATTAGCGCAACGTATGTCGCACTTACGAGCCTCTTTGATAATGTTCTTGATACTACAAGAAGCCATTCTATGAGGCGTATATATTTTATCTGATGGATCTCTGTGATCCCATTGAAGAGCGTAGGGGTTTTCGTTGTAACCACAATCAATACAACCTTTAGCAATTTTGTATCGGTCTAGTATTTTTCTACGTCTTCGTATCTTTAGTATTTGTTTTTTGCTGCAAGTCACTTGTCTTTTCCTTCTGGCATGTCGCATTTAGGACAGATAGTGTACTTTGAATCAATACTCATAATTGAAAATTCCTTTCCGCAAATGTCGCATATGATTGTTTTAAACGGTTTGTCGGTTATGTGATCTTGTTTGCTTCTGTCTGATTTCATGGTATTACACCCAATACCCAGTTTTCTGCACAATCTTCTGCATATTGTTCTGAGTGTCCTTCGATAAGCCTGTCTTCAATTACGGTTTCTCCTTTGATCATGACTACTGAGTAGCCTGTCAATTCTTTGAACACGTGAGATTTCCTGTCAGAATATTGACCATTCCCCCAGAATGTGTGTAGCTCTGTCATGGTCCAAACTCTTCCATTAGTTCATCAATGTGTTCTATAGGCTGAGACCTATCCATGTATTCTTTATAAAGCATTTCTGTTGCGTACATTACAAGTGTATCCATGTCCCAACTATCAACACAGTTAGTGACTGCTGTAGCTATATCTTCTTCATCATATTTTTTAATCATCTCTAGACCTTTCGATTTGTTTCTGAAGGTTCGCCAAGGCTCTCCAAGCTACTTGTGCCCAGTCCTCGTCAATCAGGTGACGCATCATAGCATCTAGTTCATCACCAGACTTAGACCTGTCCCAGTGTAGTGTCTCTGGTGTTTGACCATGTTGGATACCACCTTTGAGAGACACTTTTGATATTTCTACGATTGCATCGGGGAAGTATTTTATGAATCCTGTGTATACTGGAATAGATTTACGTTCTTGTGCGTCACTTGGTAGTGTGGCTTTTAAGTTTCTTTTCATGTATGCTTCATGCCTTTCGTTATCGATCATCTCCAGATCCTTTAATTGTGTTTGCTTCTGCTCTTGCTGCTAGTTTATCCAGATTAGAAGTAGCAACAAGCTCAAGGTTAGTATCCAACTCTGAGGCAAGGACAGCGATATACCAAAGAGTATCGCCAAGTTCCATAGATATATTGTGTAAGGCTTCCTCGGCTTTCTCTGGGTCATTGTCGTAATCTCCACGAAGAATCTTCTTCACTTTGTTTGCGACCTCAGCAGCCTCTCCTGACAAACCTAATGCCAAGTACGGAAGTGCGTTATCTTTTGGATAGACAGCCGTTGTAACAGCCTTTGATTGATAGTCATTTAGTTTCATAGTGGTTATATACCCCTTATAGAATTAATACCTTATTGATGACGAGGCTTGTCCTCGGCATAAAAGATATACCTATAAGGGGTATATAGAATTTATGGAGAGAACAATGCCTTTTAATCCAAAAAGCCTCAAAAACCTTAACGGTAGTTGGACTACTGAGTCTGCGAGAAAAGCACAGGCCAAGGGTGTAGAAACCCGCAAGGCTAATAAAGAAGCTAGAGATGCTGCTAAGATGTCTATGGCTGAATGGAAGCTATATAAAACAGATGTGCTTGATCAAACTGATATGACATCTTTGGATGTCCTTAAGATAATGATGATTAAAGCTGTGTCAAGAGATGACATGGACACTGCAGTAGATATAGCAAAGACTCTAGCAGAGTTTGAAGCACCCAAGCTTGCACGTGTCGATCAGACCAATGTAGAAATACAGGCTGAAGATTTATCTGATGAAGAACTGCAAGAACTATTAGACCAAGCAAGTGCTGAGGCGAGTGCCCCGCGACACTGATGCATTTTGTCGGTTACCCAAAAAAGATGCATATGCGTTTTGTCGGTTAGCTAAAAGAAAATAAAAGAGTCCCTAGATACACATTTAAGTGTACCTAGGGGCTTTTTGGTTATCTATGCGTGTACTTTAGGGCGGCTACAGAAGTTACCACCAGTACCGTTGGGGCTACCTGCAGCTAGTCGTGATACAGATAAGTAGCCTTGGTTGTTTGACCAAGAGCCTTTAGGCCCAAATTCATTAGTAGTCCTACGGAACTGCAGGTTCTGCCGACCAATAGGGTTTACGATAATTTTAGCTGCGATTGATTTTTGCATGATACAAAACTTTCTATTGAATGTTAAACTGTCCATCTAGTTCCTGTAGAACATAGCCTAGATCTATATATAAATGTGTAGCTTCTTCTTGTGTAAGAAGCACTTCTTCACCGCCAAAGTCGATAGCAATTTTACCATCGGCTTCAGCGTATACGTTTTCTATGTCAACGACTGGCATTACACATCGTCACTATCGTCTACGAAACCTTCTTTGAAAGCGTCATGTAAAGTCGAGATATCTGCTGTATCTATAGATCCATACACGTTGTAGTATGTTATCTCTGAACCATAGCGTTTGCCTTTGCCGATTCTGATTTCTTTACAGACAGCATCTAGTTTTATATATGCTTTTGTAGCATTTTCTAAGTTTCTTGTATATACATCAAATGATAGTTTCATGTCATACTCCATAAATTGAATTGATTGCGTCCTCAACCATGTCATGTATTTCATCTTGAGACATGGATAAGCCAATGTTTTGTAATTCAAAGTTTACAAGGTCTTTTACATGCACTTTTATATATTCTTTTGATTCTGCAATGTAGTCTTCGACCATTACCCATTCATTGTAAACTTCTTGATCTACCATTTCTTGGATACTCATATGTATTTCTTTTAGTTTACCCATTACATAGCCTTTAGTTTGTTATAACGAGTCCACCACATTTGCCAAGAGAATTGGTCGTTACGTTTTTTGAATAGTTCTAGCAACTCTGTAATAGCCTCATCTGGTAGAGAGTAGTCTACAGCGAACTTAGCAAAGAACTCAAAATCTTGTTTAGTCATCATTATCCTCGTAATAGTCAATTGAATCAGGACGTTTGAAATCGTGTTCCCAATCGTCACATTCAGCATCAAAGGTCATTGTTGTACCATCAGTGAAAGTAATACCGCCATCAGCCCATTTGACATATAGTTCATCAATATCATCAACTTCCATACCTTCTGGTAAATTGACAAAGACTTGACCATATGTACTGTAAGATAGGTCTACTCTGATTCTGGTCATTAACAAGTCTCCAGTTGTTCTATTTGTGGATCATAGTTTTCTTCAAGATATTTACATACTTGATCCCAGTTTTCCGGTGTAAACTCAAGATTACCACACCAGATACCGTCTTGGTTTTCGTCATTACATACGACAGAGAAGTTACTGTCTTCTTCAATGATCCCATAGCACCAAGTTTCTCCACCGTCTTTACGTATGTACACATGTTTGTCAAGCATTATGATACACCTTTGATAATGTTGTTTTCCATAGTTACATTTGCAAAGAACTCTCGGCCACCTTTCCCTATGATAGCAGGACGGTGTGCAACTGCAAATGATCCATTACTTTTGTATTCGTTACCAAACATACTTGTTTCTTGGTATTTTAATGGTTGTCCAATAGATTCTTTGAGTTGTTTTTTGGTTTTATAGAACACTAGCATTGTCATAATTGAATCTCACTGATATTTCTTGAGTGGTTGACATGACACACTTCTCGTTACGTTTGAATAGTTCAGCCTCAATTAGATTGAGACCAGAGAATGTGGGATCGTCAGATACAACACGAACAATCCAGACTTCTTCACGCATCTGGACAGAGTTAGTAGTACCATCAGTATTAGTACCTTCATCGTTCCAGTGACCAACACCGTTGTATGCTGTGCAGCCGCCATGAATGTTAGTTAGAAGTGTCTTGGCATCTTCAAAGGTTTGTCTACCCACTGCACATGGGATATATACTTCATGTATGTAGTTCATTGTTCTAGTACCACTTCTGCATTGGTTTCTATCCAGACTTTAGCACCACATGATAGTGGTTTGTCAGGACTGTATACGACTGTGCTACCGCCCATGATATGGACAGCGTGTGCATACTCGTTAGACTTACTGGTTTTGACACTGATCACAGGGTTACGATTACCAGACTTTGCATTGTCTCTGATAACATGCTGGTTGATATGGATACGTTTAAGTGTCATCTTTTCTCTCCACACAAAAGCATTGTTGTTTAGGATAATCAAAGCCACGCTCTGTATGTGCTACGTGGCAATGGGACATGTATTTATGTTCAGAGTGTATTTCAAGATTAACTTCTGAGTATGTGATTGTACCTGTACAAGCCAACACCCATTTATATACTATTGGGTTCATCGTCATACACCTCACCAAAGTCTTGCCATTCTTGTTCCCAAGTAGGCTGACCATCATCGTAGTCTTCTTCATCTTCATACCAATGTGGTTCTGTACCAACAACTATTTGTGATATAGCGGCACAGTATACATCATCGTTTTCATGCATGATAGTATTGTACATTGATTCAGCATGTTCCCAATTTTGAGAGACCTGCCAGTGATCTACAAGTGTAGGTTTGTTGTCAATTGTTTGTCTGACTTGCCAAGATACAATGTACATACTCATAGTTCTTCTTCCCAATGGTTTACAAGTAGCTCTACATCGTAGCATTCCATGTCTTCATGGTGTGTGATTAAGTCAACCTCTAGTTCACCACTGCTCCATTCCTGTGCATGTACTTCGTGAAAGTCCCAATCAGTTGGTGTATTAAATCTTAAGTGCATATTACCAGAGCCAGTAATGTGTTCTTTCCATTTATTGGAAGAGAACAGGTTGTCTCGTCTAGCAAGTTTCATAAACTCTTTACCAGAGGTTTTGGTTAGTTTTAAGATTACTTCACCGTATCCATTAGAGTATATATCTTCAATATCATCCACTGTAAATTCATATGGTAGGTTACAAAATAGGTCGAGTTCATAGTATTCTGTAGCTCGTACATCAATTCTTATTTGAGTTGACATCTTTAAGATACTCCTGTTTCCATTCTGAGAAAGCATACCCACCCATTTGACTGAATTGGTGTAGTGTGTAGTTGTGTACCATGAGAGCTAGAACAGTAGCATATGCTTTGTATTCAAAGGTCTCAATGTAATCTTGTATTTCATCCCAAGATTCTGGGGTGATTACTAGTTTTTGATTTGATAGATCCATCAGTGACCAGCCTTTCCTGTGTAACCATTACTGTTAAGACGGTTACGATTATCAATAGCATCTTGCCTATCGATACGTTCAACATCTTCCATTTGGTCACGCAAGAAGTAATACAGCTGAGTCATTTGCTCTTCGATTGTCTTGTCATTGTAATCAGTTAGTAGACAAGTACGAATGAATTGATAGTTATCTATCATTCTTTGTATTTTCTTTTCTGTTAGTGTCATTAGATTTCTTTCTATTGTAAATCTTCTTTGACTGTACAACTTGTTTGCCTTGCCTGTTCATAAGCATGGTACGAGCAATACGGTTAACTGGTTTGATTGGATCCATCGTTATCTTCCTGTTGTCAAGCTTTTGATAAAAGACATCAGAGCAAAGAACAGGAATATGAAGACAAAGATGAGTCCTATATCCATATTATATACTTACCACATCTTTATCATATTGAATTTCATATTCAGTGATATGTTTGATAAGTGCTACTTGTTCAATGACAAGAGCATCTGCAAGAATACCAGTAGCTTCATCAACATAGTCTGCTCCTGTTGTTATGATTCTTCTGGATTTACTAACATTGGTTTTGATACCCCTGTGTTTTGCACAGGATAACACAAGCATTACTTCAGCTTCTGTTAGTTTATCTTTAAGAGTAAACTCTACAGTATTATGAACGATAGCATTGATATCATTCGTATCACTGTCACGCCATTCGTTATCGTTAGACATGTTTCCAAATCCTCTCTTCATGGTGACCTGCCCATGAACTAGCGTTGTTTTCAGCAAACTCAAAGATTACTTGATCGATACCATCATTACTGTTGTCGGCAACTTGTTTGTATGAGTCAGCAATAGCAAGTAGTCTGGTGTAGACTCTGGCTTCAAAGGAATCTTTGAGAGCATCTGGTTCTGTAAATAGATTAATCGTAAGTCTCCATGCATTTTGTCGGTTCGACTAAAAATTCTATGAGTAGCTCAAGGTTTCCCAAGGCTATCTCTGATGTTTGTACAAGGCTCCAATAGAGCAGGGCGGGCTACTATTTAGCCCTGCGAACATAAAGTGTCCCGTAGGGACTCAATAATAAAAATACGCAAGCGCCTCTGGTGCTACAAGGCTAACTAAGACCGAGCACACAGAGTCGCTATCTGAAACTGGCGAATTGTGAGTTGTAACAGTGTGGCGGGATGCATTCCAGCTTAGTTTGTTACAGAGGCTCACTCGGCACAGTTGAAGCTGTACCACTACCTTCGCAAGGCAGCATTGCAATTCGAAGATGCGTGATCTGTAATTAGACCACGACTAGCTGTATTCACCGGAATTGGTGCTTACGGGACGCTTCTCTCCCCGTCTTGACTGTATACAACACTGAACACCCGAATCTGATTCTGCGATGTGCCCCACCATACTAATTAATCTACCGTGTTCTGGGTTCTTTTGAAGACGCAGTACGTGTACCGCTTGTTGCATTTATATTAGGACTACAACCAGATCCTGAAGAGAGCAGATTAGTGTCATGCTCAGGACATATAATTAGAACAGATCGCTGGGTGATCCTTGAACTTCTGCAGTTGGCTCAATAGAACCTACAGCTTCAAAGTCTACACCACCAGTTGGTGCATAGACTACAAGGTCTGTGATCTGGATAGCTGTGAGTGAGCTTGCAACGCCCTTACGACCAGCAGTGTCATATGGGTATTGAAAGACAATCACGTTAGCTTTGGAACCATTACCGATTGTGGTAACAGATTCCATAGGTGTGAGATCAGAACTGACCACACGTACCTTGCCGTTAGTATCACCATTTGCCTTGTGAGCTTTACGCTTAAGGCTAGCAGTGAACATACCAGCAGCATCTTTGACCAATTCTCCATCTTTCCTACGGAACATGACATAGTTCTCTTCAAGCTCTTGGACTTTAGCTTCATCAGCAGTAGCGATTTGTAGCTCATACTGTTCAGCACCAAAAGGATTGACAGGTTTGTCAAGTTTAGGATAGTTGATAGTTACATCATTGATCTTGAAATTACGTACTTCTGTAAGCATGGGATATTACCTTCCTAGCAGTTTACACAATATTGTGTTGATGATACATCCTGCCGTTTGTGTATGGCTGAGGCTAATCCATTCGTGTATGACTACTAAGGATGTATCTGAAGAGGCTCCATTAGATGAAGCCAGTTAGAGGACGCAGCTTGTCTGCGGCCTTTTAGTTATTTGAAAGACTCTATAAGAACTATGATAAATGTTACAGTGCTTATAGTCACAATCTCTTTGTATCGAATATACCAAGGCTTCTTGCCAAAGGTGATCCAGTGTAGTAGACACAGTAGACCATATATAAAGAGTGTGAATAGGGTGATAGCTCCAATCATTTACTGAAGTCCACAAGTGTCAATGAGTACATGATAACACCAGCAACAGTCATTGCTCCAGAGAACATTACTACATATGAAGGTGAATGTAGAACTACAGCTAAGAATGAGGCAAAGAAGCCTACCATTGTTATTAAAAGACCAAGGATAGTCATATTATTCTCCTAACCACTCGTTGAGTGTATGGATCAAGGGTGACAGGCACATGAACAACAGACCTGCCAGTGACGTTGCGAGACATACAGCAACGATAGCGAACAATATATCATACATTGTATTGACCTTTCCAGAATACAGTGATTACAACAGTAACCTCTGAGTTAGTGACAACATACATACCAGTAGAGTTGTCAATGAATGTAAACTTCTTGGGGTCAGTACGGTTGATCATCTTGACACCGTTGTTTACTGTGTTGATGATGTCTTGTACTGTACCACCACGTTGTGATAAGCGAGACTTAGCATGTGTAGTGATATGCATGACAGATCCTTTCTGAGATCTTTGAGAATGAAGAGAGCAGTTAGAAGCTTGCTCAGGCTGTTCCCTTAGAGTAACTCTTCAGGGTAAGAACACATTCTTATCTCACGACAAGACTGGTTATGTTCAGACTCTAGAAACTGATCGTAGTCTAGATTGTCTGATACAACTTCAGCACATGTGATGTTGACACCAAAGTGTTCGGTAGTGTTGAACTGGACGTTACTGACAGTTCCATCAGTGTTAACAGAATATGTAAACATATCTGGTTTCCTTTCAGGGTTAGATATTCCATGCGGTTTTCTTGATAGCTTTAGCAGCATCTTCCATGTTGTCAGGTGTGACATGCACTACTCCCCAATCATCGTCTTCGGTTACACCTTCAACCCAGTTGATTGGAAACTCTTTGACATCCATGTTGTTCTGCATTACGATTGCAGCTACAAATGCTACAGCTTCTTGTACACGGTTAACACCAGTTACTTCAAAGGTTCTACCACCCTTGAATTTCCACCTAGAGTTACCAGATGAGAAGCTGTTGTCGGACTCTACACAGTCGTTGAACATTACTTGAGTTGTTACGATGAATGATGTCATAACTTGTACCCCTTTCAGGATTTTGAGGATAACATGATTGTTACCATCTAGAGGACTCAGCTTGTCTGAGGCCTAGTATAAGACTCTATGGTTACTTTAAGTACTCTATGTATCTATAGATACTTATATGTATATAGAGTTACATTCCAAAGAGGTTTCTATAAGGGGTATATACAATTCGGTATCGTCCTTCGGTACTCTCATAGTCCTCTCACAGTACTCCTGATCTGGTAATGTTCTAAGTAAAAGGCTCCATATACCCCTTATAGAAACTAAAAGACCGTTTAGTGGCGCATAGAAGCCCACTGAGAGCCTTTAAGAACTGAGAGTGTACTGTTAGTACCACTTAGAAGCCACAGCTTGTCTGGGGCGACAATGGGGGGTACAAAAGTAATCGGGGTACTCATATATATTGTTACTTTAATCAGGCTTACTCAAGGACAATCAAGAGGACACAAGACACATGAACAAGAAAGAGCTATCTAAACTGCTCAAAGAAAAGCAGAGAAGGTCTAAAATCAAGGATTATGAACATAACTTTACTAGGTTTGCAGAAGAACAAATACAGATCGTTACTAAGGACGTATCCAGGGGGTTTGTTCCATTTAAATTTAATGAAGCTCAACAGATAATTACAGAAAAACTAGAAGAACAAAAGAATGCTACTGGTAAAGTTAGAGCAATTATACTCAAAGCTAGGCAACAAGGGATATCTACATACTGCGCTGGACGAGTCTTCTGGAAAAGTTATTATACTCCCCATTCGAGATCAGTTGTCATGGCGCATGATTCGGCTACATCAGATGCTCTATTTGCTATGTCCAAAAACCTTATTAGAAACATGGAGGGAAATCTTGCACCCAATGAAATACGTAGTAATGCTAAAGAAATTATTATTAACAGTCCTGCTATGCGCGATGGAGCTACTGATAAAGACGCTACAGCTTCCTATAGACTTTATACAGCGGGTTCTCCAGAAGCTGGAAGAGGTACTACGCCGACTATAGCACACTGCTCTGAGGTTGCTTTCTGGCAACATGATGAAAAGATCCTAGCAGGACTCTTCCAAGGTATCTCACAGGCTGACGGTACTGAGGTTATCCTGGAGTCTACCGCTAATGGTGCTCAAGGAGAGTTCTACAGGCTCTGGAAGGGTGCTGAGATGGGGGAAAATGAATACCTACCTATCTTCCTACCGTGGTATATAACACCAGAATACACTAGAGAACCCCCAGAGAACATGGAGTTGACAGTTGAAGAAGAAAAACTACGAGATAAACACGACCTCACAGACGGACAACTCTACTGGCGAAGACTTAAGATTGCAGAAGGTGGAGAACTCAAGTTCAAACAAGAGTACCCCTCAACAGCTGACGAAGCGTTTATTATGTCAGGATCTAACGTCTTCAACCTGGAGCGTTTGGACTCACTAGTACCCCAGGCTTATGAGAGAAGGTCTGAATGGGACCCCTCATCTAAGATGTTTGATGAAAACAAAGAGGGTTCTTTGTACATATATCAGTTTCCTGATTGGAATGAACCATATGTCATTGCTGCTGATGTAGCTTTGGGTGTAGGACAGGACTATTCTGCTGCTGTTGTGTTAAACAAGAAGTATGAAGTAGTAGCACACTACAGGAACAACAAGATTGACCCTAGTATGTGGGGTGAACTTCTGTTTTATCTAGGTCGTTACTACAACAATGCCCTATTAGCAGTAGAATCTAACTCTATGGGTATAGCTACTCTGCAAAAACTAGATAGTACAGGCTACATAAACCTGTATAGGCAGACAAAGATAGCTAATGTGTCCTCGGAAGAGGGTGTTCGCTTAGGGTTTAGAACTACATCTGCTACAAAACCAGCTATTATAGCCAATCTTAAAAACCTGATAGAAAATGAAGAGATACTTATACCATCTGTGCAGATAATCAAGGAACTTAAGGACTATATTTCTACAGATACAGGTAAAACAGAGGCTGCACCTAACTGTTATGATGATTCAGTTATAGCATTAGCCATAGGTTGTGAGGTATTACGTACCCATTGGGACAGGTTGGGTACTTCAAATGTATCATGGAAACAAAAGATGTCTGGTATAGAACAACCTGAAGTCAATTGGTTATAGTATATACCCCTTATAGAACATAAAGACCCTAAGGGTCTAGAGATCCGCGTTGTCCTCATGCGTCCGGTGGTACGCAGCGGTATACCACCACTTATTCACGGAGATAACCATGACTGTAGAAGCTTTTCTCAAATGGAAGATACTGCCTCGTTTTATGATGCTGGCTAGTACAGTAATGTCCTGGAGATGTGCTGAATGGTTTATGGATTTACCTGACCCAACAGGTGCACAGTCAGCTTTTGTTAGTGTTGTAATGGGTGTAATGACGGGTGTATTTGGAATCTGGATGGGACACGAACATAAAGGGGACAAATGATGCCACCAAGAAATCACAAGAGTTGGAATAAAGAACCTAATATAGAATACATAAACTCTAAGATATACTCAGACTGGGATTTATACAGCCAGGAGTTAGAAACTATATTCTCTAAAGTATGGGTTCCTGTTTGCCATGAAAGTGAACTGCCTGAAGAAAATTGGTATAGGACTTCAACAATTGCACATACACCGATTGCTGTAATAAAAAATAAACATGGTATTCATGTGTATAAAAACACAGGTCTTCATGGTGTTTCTGGACCAGTGGGTATTATAACGGGTAATCGACTACATAGTGAAGTGGGCTATGGTGGTATGGTATGGGCTACACTTAATGATAACCCTGATCAATCCTTAAAAGAATGGTTAAGTGGAGCATTCGATTGTATTATAGAAGCAATAGATACAGAGCCACTAGAAGTATTCCATTACCATAAGGCTATAATCGACACGAACTACAAGCTGTGGCATGATACTAACAGCGAGTTCTACCATGATTTTATGCATTACTTTAATAGGGTATCAGGATTTAATGATGAGTATTTTGCCAGAAAGAATATTCCTTTTGATAATGGTCACGTTAACGTCAGCAGTTTTACTGTTAACTATGAAGAGTATGATGGGTTCCAAGACAGAGGTGAGCTATCGTTTCCCAATCTACCACCAAACCAGTGGTACATGGTTGACCTCTTCCCAGGATACAACTTTAACCTCCGTGGTAGCGCATATCGTTCAGACACAGTAACCCCTCTTGGTCCCGACAAAGTACTTATTGAGTTTCGTGGATATGGACTAAAGAGTGATTCTGAGGAAGATAGAAAAACCAGGATTAATCATCACAACTCTATATGGGGACCGTTTGGTAGAAACCTACATGAAGACTTAATTGGTGTGTCTGGTCAAGGTGTGACCATGCGTCCAGGAACAGAATCCCGCAATATCTTGCATGGTAGACATGAAAACTCTACTATCCATGATGAGGTGGGAATGCGTCATTATTATGCAGAATGGTCTAAGTGGATGGGTGTTGATGCTCAAACAGGTAAGGTAGCATAATGAAAAGCCCATGTATTGGTGTTTGTAGGTTAGACAGTGAAGATAAATATTGTGTTGGATGTGGACGAACAACCGATCAAATAAGAGATTATTATTTGGATGGATTAAAAAATGGTACACATACCGTATACTCAACCCAAAAGAAAAAGAAAACCTAAAGAATACAAAAGCCCTATTGTGTGGTGGCACAGTGTTCGTTTTAAAAATGGAGAATTGTCATGTCAATCGAAAAAGGTGGAGAGACCTTTGCAGGATTTAACAAACCGAAAAGAACTCCAAACCACCCCAAAAAGTCCCACGCAGTCCTTGCGAGAAAAAATGGCAATCCTCCTAAAGGAAAACTAATACGGTTTGGAGAGAAAGGGGCCAGCACTGCAGGTAAACCTAAGGCGGGTGAATCTAGGCGTATGAAAATGAAACGTAAATCATTTAAAGCTCGTCATGGAAAAAACATTGCTCGTGGACCCCTAAGCGCAGCGTACTGGGCTAATAAGGTTAAATGGTAATTATGGAGGACAAATTGTTAGAAGCGGTTCGTAAACACGCAGAGGGTCATGTGGCTAAGCACGTGGCAAATATTGAAGTCTATTTAAACAACCCTGTTGGGATTGGTGAGCACAGTGATATTATTGATGCTATTGAAACTGAACTAAGCAGTATGGCTAAGTGGCATGAAAAACTAGAAATGCTTGACATATATATCATGGAGGCTAAGGATGGCTGTAAATGCGGCAGGTAACTACACGAAACCGACAATGCGTAAAAACTTGTTTAACAAAATTAAAGCAGGTAGTAAAGGAGGTCGTTCAGGCCAATGGTCGGCACGAAAGGCGCAGATGCTTGCTAAACAGTATAAAGCGAATGGTGGAGGCTATAGAGACTAATGCCAAAGAAACCGTCACAAAAGAGCCTAAGCAAATGGACTTCTCAGAAGTGGCGAACCAAAAGTGGTAAACCTTCTACACAAGGCCCGTTGGCTACTGGAGAGCGTTATATGCCAGCTTCAGCTGTGGCTAGTCTCTCGTCAGCAGAACACGCTGCTACCACTAGGGCTAAGAGAAAAGCTACAAAGGCAGGAAAACAATTTAGTAAACAACCTAAAAAGGTTGCAAACAAAGTAAAACGACATAGAACGTAAACCCAGGAGTGGTAAATGTCTAGATTTGTACAAGAAACACATAAACAGAAAGATGCTAAGAAACCTCAACCAAAGCTACCTAAGGCTGGTTCTTATGATTTAAAAGCTTTGGAAAAAGCTAAGCCTATATATTCAGGCACTGGAGGGAAAAGGTAATGGGACCCGAAGGATACAAAGAGGTTGTTAGTGATGAGCAACTGATTAGCATGATAGAGTCTGGTGTACAGAACTCTACAGGCGATTGGTTAAATTCATCTGAACTAGCACGAGAAAGATTAAAGGCTACTTACGAATATGCGGGAGTGGCTGACTACCACTTATCACCCCAGGGTGTTAGCACAATTGTAGACACATCTACAACAGAAGTAGTTGAAGCTTATACAGCTGTCTTATCTGATTTGTTTCTTACAAATAAAAGACTAGCAAGGTTTATGCCTTGGGATAGCTCCCCTGCAGCAATTCAAGCTGCTAAGGACGCTTCTGATATAACTAACTATTGTTTATTTAAAAAGAATAATGGATGGGAACTTATACAACAATGGATGAAAGCAGCATTACTATGGAAAAATGCTGTGTGCCGTTGGGGTTATATTGAAGACTACGATTACGTATTTGAAGAATATGAAAAGATTAGTCAACCAAACCTTGATAAATTGTTATCAGAAGATGATGTTGAAATTGTTGGTGACTTAGAATTTGAAAATCAACCAGAAGAGTTTTCTCAAGAAGTAGAACTTATGTATGTTGATGTTCGTATTCGTAAACGTATTAACAAGTCTCGTGTTAAGGTAGAACTAGTTCCACCAGAAAACTTTCGTATATCAAGAGATGCTACTTGTATAACTGATGCAGCTTTTGTTGGTATGCAGACAGAGATGACACGCTCAGAGATCCGTAAATACTATCCTGAAATGGCTGACAGTATTGATGCCTGGGATGAACTTGGTGATGATACATGGTCAGGTAGTTTAAAATACTCTCAAGATATTGCAGCACGTAAACAAGTTACAGGACAAGAGTATACTCAAGGGTCCTTGCAGCAGGAAACCACACCACTAGAAGCTAATCGTGAAGTAGCTGTTACAGAATGCTGGATGCATGTTGATCGTGATGGTGATGGTATTGCAGAACTAAAACACTTTATTATAGCAGGGTCTCACATCTTATATGAAGAAGATTGTGATGAAGTCCCAATGGCTTCTATTGTTCCTATTGATATTCCATTTGAATTTTATGGCTTATCAATGGCAGATTTTACACGTAGTTCTACACTGGCATCGACCGCCATCCTACGTGGCTTTGTAGAGAACACATACCTCACTAATTATTCGCCTAAACTGGCTGATCCTAATGTGGTAGACTTCTCTGCATTGCAGAATATGAAGCCTAAACAAATTATACCAACTAATGGTAGTCCTGTAGGTGCTGTTCAACAGTTACCCCCTGAGACAATCTCAACAGGTACTGTACCATTGCTTGAGCATTTGCAAATGATTAAAGAACAAGCCACTGGTATGTCTAAGGCTGCTCAAGGTCTTAATGATACATTATATGTGTCAGGTAACTCTGAGCAAAAGCTATCGGCAGTTCAGTCTGCTGCACAAAAACGTATTCAACATATTGCTCGTAGATTTGCTGAGACAGGATTTAAACGTCTTTTGTCTGGTATATATTCTACAATGCGTAGTAATATGAAAGGTAATATGGATTATAATATTGCAGGTGCATTTAAGTCTATCAATATGCAAAACCTACCTTCAACTATGGATTTAGAAGTTTTATTAGATATTGGTGAAAACTCTAACTCTGCGTTAATAGGAAAGTATAGTCGTATTGCTGGGGAAATCCTTCCTGGATTAGCACAACAAGGTGCAGGTATGATTGTAAAACCAGAAGCTCCAGCTATCCTTGCTACTAAACTAATTGAAGCAATGGATATAGATAGTAATGATTTCTTACAAGATTACAATACAGATGACTTTAAACAAAAAGCTGCTCAGGCTATTCAAGGTCAACAACAAAAAGCTCAAGCAGAACAAGCTTTGCAACAACGTAAGATTCAAGCTGAAGCTGCATTGTCAGAAGCAAATGTTGTTTACACTGGTGCTCAAACTAAAAACACTATGGATGATAATGCTAAGCAACTTGCAGTATCAATTGATAAACACTTTCAAGAATGGGCAGATCTTCAAATTAGAGCAACTAAAGAGGGTGCAGAGTTACCAGAACATCCTGGGTATGACCAGATTATTATGTTAGCTAGGCAAATCCTAAGCCCACCTCAACAACAGCCACAACCACAGATGGGACCACAGGGACCTCAGGAGATGATATAAATGGCACATTCGACTATTAGTAAACTTGGTGTAGGAGCTACTCAGGCAGGAACTGCAGTAACAAGTACTTCAGGTAATAAAACAGTTGTATTTACAAACGAAACAGATTCTGTAATTACACTTGATCTTAAAACTGCAGGAACAATTCATGCATCTGATAAAGGTATTAAGGTTCCAGCAAAAGAATTTCTTAATTACACACATGTTGGTGGACACGGTGCTTGTGTAATGGAGAACATTAAAACAGCACACGGTACAGCTGCTCAAACTGATGAGCGTATCTATATCCATCATCGTGTGTAGATAATGGAAAAGTATCGTAAGACAGCTGAGAAGAAGCTGGGAAACGAAAAGTCATACGGAAATCATAAAATTCATCCCGAAGAACTAGCAAGGCAATCCCATGTTAAAGGGCACTTTGCATCTAGGGAACGGGATGAGTTTTTTGATGAAGTATATGGTGAAGTCTTAATTGACTTTTTCCTTGAGTGGCTCAAGACGGAGCCGCATGAAACTAAATCTCGTGAGTTTCTCTACAGTTCTGCTATGGCACTAGGAAGTGTTAAGGAGAAAATGATGAACTTTGAGATGTACGGAAAGAACATTCCGCACTTACAGGAGGACAACAATGAGAACGATTGATATCGATGCTCTTATAACAAATTACAAAGAAATGATTAACACACTAGAGTATGACTCTATGCGTAGTGCAGGTAAAGCAAAACTTAATGCTGATAAACTTGTACACATGCATTCACTTATTAATCATTATACTAAAATAAAAAATTCTGAAAAGGCTAGTCCTAAAGAGGAGATAGCAAATGGAAAGTAATACCGAAGCGCCTGTAGACTCTACCCAAATGGATGAACCTACTGCAGAGGTTAATAGTCAAACTGAAGAGGCTTTGCTGGCTGACATTGTACGAAACTCTGATTTCGTCAACACTCTACCCGATGAGCAAGTACCTGAGTTAGACACGGAAGATCCTGATGAAGAAGACCCAGAAGAATCAGAAGAATCCGATAATGAAGATGATGAAGAAGAGATTGAAGAAGAAGCTGAAGAAGACACAGACGAAGAAGATGCTGATGAAGAATCCGCTACCGATGAACCTGATGTGTTTGCTACAGATGACTTAGATCTAGAAGCTAAAGTTGTAGTCAAAATAGATGGCGAACATACTGAAGTTTCTTTTGGTGACCTTATTAAAGGTTACTCTACTGAACAACATCTGTCTAAAAAGGGTCGTGAACTTGGTGATGCAAGAAAGCAGTTAGAAGAAGAATACCAAGAAAAAGTTGGAGAAATCCAAAACTTATCTAAAGCATCTGCTGCTATACTGTACTCAAATGAACAAGCTCTTTCTAAAGAGTACCATGATATCGAAGCTCAAATTGATAAGGCTCGTAAAGATGGTGATACATATGAAGTTGGCGAGTTAAAAGATAAACGAGAACAAGCACAAAAAAGTTACTGGAATGCACGTAATCAACGTGAAGAACTAGTAAACACTCTTCAAAAGTCTGAACAGGAACAGAATGAAAAAGAATGGAATGAACAAATTCAATATTTTAATCAAACCATCCCTGACATGATTCCTGACTTTAACGAAGATACTGCTGTGGCAATTCGTGAATTTGCTATTGAAGAAGGTATTTCTACAGAAGTACTGGACTCAATTGCTGATCCAGTTATTGTAAAGTTTGTCGATGATTATCGTAGACTTAAACAAGGTATTACTAAAGGTACTGCTAAAAGAAAAGCTGCTCCATCTAAAAAGGCTCCGCTTAAGAAAGCTAAAACTACAACCCGCAAAAAACAAGACAAGGCGGCTGAAGTTAAAGCCAGAGCGATGAGTCCTGATTCTTCTAATGAAGATCAAATGGAGTTTTTGAGAGGTCTTGCCAACCAATCTTTAAATCTTTAATACCTTGGAGGTATATTTAATATGGCTAATAATCTTGGTGTTCGCGGTGCTGGAGGTCCACAAGGACCAGCCCGTGGAACTGGCAAAGATGTTTCCCAACGGGAAGATCTAGCAAACTTTATCACGATGATTACTCGTGATGAAACTCCTTTTACATCGTCTATTGGTAAAGCTAAAGCAACAGCTATTTACCACGAATGGCAAACAGATCAACTAGAAGCCCCAGGCAACTCACGGATTGGTGAGGGTACTGACTGGATTGCTCCTGATGCAACAGGCTCTGGTGGTACTGGTGCAACTCCAGCAACAGGTAACAAGTTTGCTATCTCTGGACCTAACCGTACACGTTTGGGTAACTACACTCAAATTAACGGTAAGACAATTGCTGTGTCAGGCACACGACGCGCAGTAGATCAAGCAGGTGTTGCAGACGAATATGCATATCAGCTTAAGAAGCGTGGAACTGAGCTACGCCGTGATGTTGAATTTGATATGATTCATTCATACAACACAGCTAACGCTGTAGGTGTACAGAATGCTAACTCACGTTCAGCTGGTGGATACCAGTCTTTTATTAACTCAGCAACTACATGTAACTATGTAGGTGAGTTTGAAGCTCCTTCAGCTTCTTCCTCTAATGCTGGTACTGATGCACAAGGTACAGACACTGTACGTGGATCAATCAATGGTGGTACTACTGCTCCTGCACGTGGAACTCTTGCACTGACAGATATTGATGCTGTTATGCAGAAGATCTATGAGCAAGGTGGTAAGGCAACTAAAGTTATGTTGTCACCAAAACTACGCCGTGACTTCTCAGATCTAATGGTCTCAGACACTGGTGTTGTTCGTAACATTGATGCTGGTGGAAAACTCCGTCAGTCAGTTGATGTATACATGTCAGACTTTGGAGATCTTATGGTAGTTCCTAACTACATCATGGGTCTGTCAAACTCTGTTGCACTTAAGGGTGATAACGGTACTGCATTCTCAGGCGCAGGTATCCCTGACGTTGCTGACTTTGCAGCATTGGTCTATGACCCAATGTGGTTCGCTACAGCTTACCTACGTCCTATGCAGGAAGTAGATGTAGGCCAGCAGGGTGACTCAACCAAAGGAATGATGGTTGAAGAGTGCACTTTGGAAGTACGCAACCCACTTGGTTGTGGTGCTATCTACGGTCTTAACTAGGCTAATTGTTAGGGGAGGTCTTTATGGCTTCCCCTTTCTTTTTATATAGGAGATAAATTATGCCAAAGGTCGGTGATAAAGAATTTAAATATAATAAGTACGGAATGGAAGCTGCTAAAAAGTATGCTAACAAAACCGGAAAAGAAATTGAGTACAAAGCAATGGGCGGTAATGTAGCAAAATACTACGGTAAAGGTGGTAGAGTTGCTGGATGTGGTCCTGCTCAAAACAAATCATAATTTAAAGGGAGATAAGTAAATGCTAGTTATTAGACTTGCTAATGGGAATACTTACCCAGCAGATAGATGCACATATCGTGTTGATGAATCAACAAATAAAATTACACATTTTGACCCTAACGCTGTAACAGTAGCGGTAGGAAATGCACCAACCGCTGTAGGCGCAACAGGTGCACGATTAGGTTATATTAAAGCAGGACGCTTTGCACCATATACACAAACACCATAAGGAGACAAGAGGACATGTCTAAGGAAACTGACTTTAAATTTCGCAGTTCAACTGTAGAAGCAGATAAAGATATTCATGCTGGCTTTGACCTAGAATCAGGTGATTGGGAAGCAACTCAAAACATAACACAATACAAAGAACAAGCTAAAGAAGATCGTGATCGTCAAGAATACTTTGGGAAAACTAAAGGTGGTTATCGTAAGATGGCTACAATTCCTGATATTGTTGCAATTAAAATATTGCAAGATCATCATTTAGATTTACATGACCCATCCTTTATGGGTGATCCTAATAATCTTAAAAAGCTTAAATCTATTCTGTTGAGTGAATATAGAGATCTTGTAGTCAATACTTAATCAGGAGGCCCACTATGGCATTGACTTATACTCAGCTAGTGGCACTTGTTCGTACATGGTGTAATAGGGATGAAGAAGTAGTAAGTGATGCTATTATTCAAGACGCTCTTAAATATGCTGCAGATAAAGCGTATAGAACTTTACGGGTTCCACCATTAGAGAATGTTGCTATTTATGAGAAAACACTATTACAAGCTGGAACTAAAGCAGCTAATAGTTTACAAGGTAGTATAACGGAAATACAATTACCTTACGATCTTATAGAATTTATTCAAATTAGAGAAGTAGATTCTGCTGGATTAACCACACGTGTCTTTAATGAAAAATTAGATATACGAACATTTAATGATGCTTTAAGTGAAAAGTACACAAGCCTTAACTACTGGGCAAGACAACAAAATGTTGTGTTTCTTACTCCAGGGTTTGGTGCTGGTTCAACAAGCAATCAAGCAAATACAATAGAGCTTTATTACTATCGTAGATTACCTGCCTTAGACGCAGTGTACGCTGTAACTGTTCTTAACTATAACGCTGGATTCCTTACTACAACAGGTGCAGGATCTGGTGTTACTAATTCTAAACAGTTATTCTTTAATAGTAATACAGGGACAACCGCATATGCAGACGCAACAGCAGCGCAAGCAGCAAGCCCTGGTGGTACTGTAACAAATGCTTATTATATTGGTATCTCAACTCCTAACTGGTTACGTGATGAAAACCAAAGGATTCTTTTGTTTGGAGCATTAGCAGAAGTCTTTGCTTATGTGCAAGATGATGCTCAAGCATCAAAATACAATGGAGCATTCCTATCAGAAATTGCAGAAGCAAATGATGAGGATGCTAAACGTAACGCTTCAGGCGGTAACTTACAAGTAAACTTTAATGGACGAGGGTTAATCTAATGACTACACCAGCAAGACCTGGCTCCTTTACAGGAGCTACTGATAACGCCGCCAGTGGTGGATTATTTACAGATACTCTTATTGACGGTATCCCCGATATTATAGGAGCCGATGTAGCATCTGCAGAAGCAGCTGCCGCAGCAGCTAAAGTATCAGAAACAAATGCTGCTACAAGTGCTACTGGTGCAGCTACAAGTGCTACTGGTGCAGGTACTTCGGCTACTAATGCAGCGACTAGTGCAACAGCTGCAGCAGGAAGCGCAACAGCAGCAGCAGGTTCAGCTAGTAGTGTGGCAGCAGATGCCGCTACAGCAACGACTAAAGCAGCCGAAGCAAGTACTTCTGCAACAAACGCAGCGTCTTCACAATCAGCTGCAGCAGCGTCACAAACTTCAGCAGCATCTAGCGCAACTTCAGCTACTGGATCTGCTAACAGTGCAACAACCTCTGCTACAGCAGCAGGAAACAGTGCTACTTCAGCAGCTAGTTCGGCTACAACAGCTACAACACAAGCTAGTACGGCTACAACTCAAGCTGCTACAGCTACAACGCAAGCTAGTAATGCATCAAA